CGCGCCGCTGCGGTTGGTCAGCAGCGCATACGTGCCGACCCCACCGGCCCCGGCAGACGCCTGGGCAATGATGGCCTTGGGGGTGGCGTTGGCATCGTTCCATAGACCCGCTAACGCCGCGTCGATGGTCGCCTTGGTATAGGCGTCACCGATGCCGTAGGCCGCCAGGCTGCCGCCCCAATTGGCTTTGCCAGCCAGCAAGGCGTCGGTGGTCGCTTTGGTGTAGGCATCGCCGATGCCATAGCCCGCCAGGGTAATCGCATTATTGGCCTTACTGGATAGCAACCAATCGACATCGACACTTCGATAGGCGTCCCCAATACCGTAGCCCGCCAAGGTCGAAGCGTTGTTGGCCTTGGTCGCCAGCGCCGCGTCGATCACCGTTTTGGTATAGGCATCGGTGATGCCATAGGCCGCCAGGGTGGTCCCCCAATTGGCTTTGGCCGACAGCAGCCCATCGGTGGCCCCTTTGGTGTAGGCATCACCAATACCGTAGGCCGCCAGGGTGATGCCCCAATTGGCTTTGCCGGACAGCAAAAAATCGGTCTGGTTTTTCGTGTAGGCATCGCCGATGCCATACCCGGCCAGGGTGGTGGCCTTCAATGCGTAACTGGCGCCAAATGCCCGAAGGGCCTGTAACAGTTGCGTGTTGTCGTTTTTGTCCAGTTCCGGCAGGAACGCCAAGATCAGGTTGGCCAGCTCTTCCTGAACCATGTTCAGCCATTCGGCTTTGAGCGGCGTCGGGGGCGCACCGGCCGTCAGTGAACCATACCGAAAGCGCCCCAACGCGCCCACTAACTCGGTCCACGATGAAATTCTTTGCATGCTACAAATCCTCGAATTCAGAAATGACCGCCGGCATCACGTAATGCAGCGCATGAAACAGCCGGTCGACGCTCTGCGCGATGCCATCGACCTGGGCCTGACCAAATCCCAGCACCACGTCGGTGTATTCCGGCGCATCACGCTGCAGGCGGCAATCCAAGGCGGCGGCCTCCGGCGTGCCGTACGCCGCCAACGGGGCCGAGGCAATCCAGCCCCAGGGCCAGCCATCGCCATAGAGGAAGTCGCCAGCATTGGTCGAGCCCACCCGCGCCAGGCGAAACTCTTGAATGCTGGTCTCGATTCCGACCTGAGTGGAGAGCTTGAGGTAGTAGCTCAACTGCGGGGCCCCGGTCGCGGTCAGCTTGTCAATGATCGCTTGCCGGCGCTCTTCCAGACTTTGTGAACCGGGCACGGTGCAAACATCGGGAAGCCCCAGGTAGGCCTCCCAGTCCGGCACCAGGGCCGTGGCGGTGGCCGGATTCAGCTCCAACAACAAGGCCTCGCCGCCGCCCTCGACCCGCGCCAGCTCCGGGGCCAACGCCGCCACCAGCTGCGCCCAATCGGGCTCTAACTCCAGATCAAACGCCGGGCCCGGCGGCAACATCTGCCGCAGCTTTTCAAGGTAATCCGCCTCGGTCATAGCCATGTCATCACCCCCGGTACCGCCACCTCATTGGCCGCCAGCAGCACATCGGCCGCCGGCACACTCAACACATGGTCGGTTTCCCCCGGGGTGTTGCTGATCGCCGCCCGCACATGGGTAATCTTCAGCGTTTGCCCCGAACCACCCTCGTCCAAGATCAGCCCACGCAGCGCCTGCGTCACCGCTGTACGCAGGGCGATGCCATCCGGCACCAGGCGCATGCTGAAGTTGATCGCCCGCGCGACGGGCGCCAGGGCGTAGACCTCGGCCGTCACTGGCCGCCGCTGCTCCAGGTGCGCCTGCACCTCGGCGACCTGGGCCGGCGTCGGGATGATGTCGGGATCGCCATCGCGCACAAACGTCAAACCAAAGGTGCCCGGGCCCATCCACCGCGGCAACGCCCAGGCCCGGGTCACGCCCGGCACCTCCAAAGCCCACTCGACAAAGTCGGCACCGTTGCCGACCTTGCTGGGGTTTTTGAACGCGGCTTGCACCCGCCCGCGCAAGGCTTCCAAGCCCTCCAGTTCGGCGCCGCCGACGATGCCATCCGCGCCAATGCTGGCCGTGGGACTCACGCCGAGGACCGGCGTCACCGCCGTCAGGCTGCCGGCCTCAATGTTGCCCAGGCTACCGACGGTTTCAGCGATCAACTGCAAGGACGCCGCGCCATTCACCAGCTTGGCGGCTTTCGCCACCAGGTACCGCCGGCCATCGTCGGAGCGATAGACCTGGCCCACATCGACCAGGGCGCCGCTGGAGCCGGTCACCGTCGCCAACCCTTTGGCCGCGACAGCCGGGGTGCGCCCCTCCTCCAGCCGCCACTCGGCCCAGCGCAGCAGCATGGCTTCGTCACAGGTCGCGGGGTTGGACTGGCGCGCAATCCAGTCTTGATAGCCGTACAGCTCGAAGGCGGTGCCGCTCAGCGCGCGCGCCGCCACCTTGGCATCGGCGCGGCGCAAGGCATCCGGGGCGTTTCGCTCAAAATCAGCCTCGACGCGCTGGATCAGCGCCGGCAGCGTTGGAATTTCATGCGGCATTGATCAGCCCCCAGGTGTTCTCAAAGTCCAGTTCCATGGTGTCGCCGCTCTGCTCGGTCAGCGTGACGCGTAAATTCATCCGATCGCTTCCACGGCGATCCGCCGTTACGGTAACGGCCGTGACAATCGCGTCATCGAGCAACCAGGCCAGCGCCTCTTCGGCGTAGGCCTGGGCATCCTGCAGGGTCTGCGCGACCAAGGTCCGGCGCGACAACAGCCACAGCCGAGAGCCGATCTGGTCGCCGGCTACTGACGGCACGCAATCGCCCCACCAGCCCTTGCGGTCGCTGTCGTCCACGCCGTCATCCGGCCCGGCGCGGCGCCAGGTGAACAGACTGATGGTCACGGCGCGGCGCAACAGTTCCTCACGGCTCATGCGCCACCCCCAAGCGGTGGCCCGCTTTGACCACTGCCGGGCTGCACGTCGCCGTGCGGGTGCTCGATCTGGCTGATGCCGGCGGCGACCTGATCGCCCTGCGACTCGATGCGGCCGGTTGCTGTGATCAGCGGCGTATCGAAGTTCACCGACTCCGACGCCTTGATATTCAGGGTCACCGTTTCAATCTCGATCACCCGGTCGCGCTTGAAATGGATGAAATCGCCTTCGTCGGTGTACAAGGCCACCTCGCCCGGCTTCAGCCCCTGCAGACGAAAGCGCCGGTCCGCGACCACGATCACCACGCCGTGGCTGCGGTCGCCGCCGATGAACACCGCCAGCGCCTCGGCCCCCGCCTGCGGGCAGGCGGTGAAGCCATAGGGCTCCAGGTGCTCCAGATTGTCTTTGACCTCGCCGGCCAAAAGCCGCAACTGCAGGCTTTGCAGCTTGCTGGCTGAATTGCCCAAGGCCACCGCCCCGCGGGCCAGCATGTTCGCGATGCCGTTTCTCATGGTTTGTAGTCCGCTGGAATGAGGTATTCAAAGTTGTCGGTCTTCTTGCCCTTCTTCAGCTTGCGGTTCTCGTAAGCGTCGTTCGGCTCCGGCAAAAAGGCCTCGGGCGGGGCCACGCTGATTTTGGCCGTGGTGCCCTGCTCGCTCAGCTCATAGCTGATTTCACTGATCAGCATGTCGCGGTCAAAGCCGATCAACGGATCGATCACCCGCACCAGCATGTTGTGCCGCCACAGCGCGCCGTTGCTTTGCCGCCAGCCCTGCACCACGTAGTTGACCGTCAAGGCTTTGCCGACCGCGCTGGACCGCTCCCACTCGACCCGCTGCCGGGCCAGTTGCTCGGTCATCTGCCCAGATTGCTGAATGACCTTGACCCGCCGACGGTTGACCCGCGCGTCGGGAACCCGACCTTCGACCTCGCTGGCCGCCACGCCAAAACTGACATCGGTACCGCTGCGCTGGCCCTTGCTGACGTACTCGGAAAACACCCCAGAAAAGTCCAGATTGGTCTCTCCCGACAACAGGTTCTTGCCCAGCTCCAGGGTATCAACCGCGCGCCCGGCACTGCCCGGTTGGGCAATCACCAGGCGCCCGCGGCCGTCGTCGGTGCTGAACAGCCGCGACAGGGTCAACAGCCGGTCGATGCTTTCAAACGCCGTCTCGCCCGGCTCGATGCTGTGATCTTCCACGCCCAGGGTCAGCGCCGCCTCATTGACCACCGCGATTCCGTATTCGCCGGCAATCGCGGCGATGATCTGTTGCACGTTTTGTCCGCGCCACTGCCCCGGCTGATTGACCGCGGCGCAGTCCACCAGGTCCGCGGTGCGCGAGCGCCCGGTGATGCTCAGGGTGACCGACTCGCTGTCGTAGCGAATCGGCGTGCTGAACACATAACCGGTCAATAGCAGATCCTGACCAATGCGCACCTCCACCGCTTCGCCCTGGCGAATCCGCACCGGCACCTCACCGCTGCCCGGCCAGCGCCAGGTGATGCCCAGGGTAAAGTCGCGCGCCTGGCGTTCCAGGCCGGCGCCGATGCTGACGCTTTTCCAGCCGCCATAGTCGTGCCCACCCACACCCAGGGTGACCTTGTTCAGCTCGCTCATGCTCAGGCCTTCGCTACTTGGAGTTCGGTGGCCGGGACAAAGCCCGGGTGACGCACACGGTTACGCGCGACAATTTCCGCGGCGCGCAAGGCATCGCCATACAGCGCATGGGCCAACACCAGCGCTGACACGGTTTCGGCCGGGGCATAGGTGCGCAGGCCGACGCCGCTGCGGGCCACTTCCGTCAAGTGCCGATCCAGGGCCTGGCGAGCCTCACTCAGCGCGCCAAAGTGCTCTGGCTGACTGTCGCCCGCCACCGACCACATCGCCTCGCTGATCGCGTCACGCACGGCCAGCACGTCCTCGGCGACCGGCACCGCCGTCTCGACCGCGGTACCGGCCTGTACCGTCGCCCCTTGTTGCGCCAGTTGCACGTCCAGGGCTGCCGGTGCGCTGACGCCCGAGCGCACCGCGACCGGCACCTCGGCCATGTCCAGCAGCACATCCAGAAGCGCCGCGTCCTGTATCAGGGCAATCACCGCGGCTTGAATTACCGCCACCTCCGCGTCATCGGTGGCCGGTGCCGTGGCCGCTAACGCCGCCGCCACCACCGCCTTGGCACTGCTGCCCTGGAATGAGCTGCTGGCACCGGGGCCGCCCAAAGCGGCGCTGGAGTCGCTGGAGCTGCTAGCACCGGAGTCACTGGACGATCCGCTGGAGCCGCCGGCGCCGGAGTCACTGGACGATCCACTGGAACCGCCGGCACCGTAGCCGCCGAACGAGCGCGCCAGGCCGGTAATATCCGCCAGCAGACTGTCGGCAAACGCCCCTGGCCCATTCAGCAGCGACGACACCAGGCCGTTGAGGTCGGTCCCCAAGGACATAGCCGGCTGCAGGAACTTCAAGGCAAACCCCAACGCCCCCGACAGCGCCGAACGCACCGCACTGGCCCGTTGCCGCGCCAGGTCCACCGGCGCCATCGCCGCGTTGAATCGGCCCTTGATCGAACTCAGCAGGCTCGGCGCCTGGGCCGCCAGTTGCCGGCGGGTGTTCGGCGACTGCACCGGGAAGGCCAGCATGCCGTCGATAAACTCCAGGTTGAAGCGCACCACGCCCAGCTCATTGCGCGCATGCGACACCTCACAGTCGCCGGCGGTGACGGTCATGCGGCCAAACCACGGATGCACCAACTCGCCCGAGCCGAGCTTATCCAGCGCAGTCAACAGGCGGTCGCGCTGCGCCAAGCAATCATCCCCGGCGACAAACCCGGTGAACTTATAGTGCCGAGTGCGTCGCCCGAGGTCTTCGACAAAGGGTTGATCGCGCTGGGGAAACTCATGCAACTGAGTCCGCCGACCGACAGGCACGCTGTCGGTATCCACCAGAAACGGCACCCCCCGGAAGGAGGCGCCTTGTTTACGGTCGCGCCATTCACTCATTACGGCTTACTCCCTGATATCGAGCGGTAGCCCACTTGCGGCGTGATCGACAGCCCCGGTTGATTGCTCGTGCCCGGATCAACCCGGACCCCGGGCGGCGCCCCTTCAAAACGCACCACCAACGCACCGTCGAGCTGTGTGCGGTTATTGGCCAACGACGACTGCAGCAAGGCGCCCGGCGCCGGCAGCCGCGGCTGGAGCAAGGCACCCGGCGCTGGCAGTCCCGACGGACGCAGCAGCTGGCCCGGCTCGAGGGGCGGCGGGGTCAGATTGCGCTCGTTCGGCGGACTGCTCTCCGTCCTCACCGCCTTGGCTTGCAGGAACGCGTCCGGCGCCGCCAGTCCCGGTGGGCGCAACAACTGCGCCGGGGCGAATCCGCCTTGGCTCAGATTGCGTTCGTTCTGCTGAATGTTCGCCAGGCTTACCGCATTGGCCTGTAGAAACGCCCCGGTCCCGCCACCGGCGCCGGCATTACGCTGGCGTTGCTCGTCGGCATAACCGGCGACCTTGGCGGTCAGGCCGGCGCCGCCGTCTTCCATCCCAAACAGGCTCAGGATCGGTTGCAGGTACGGTTTGACACCTTCCCACAAGCCTTTGAAAAAGGCGGTGATCGGTGACCAATGCTTGATGATCAGGCCCAGGGGCGACCAGTCAAACACCGTGCTCATGAACTCCATAAACGGTGTGGCCAGCGCCTTGATCAGCTCCCACAACGCGGTGAAGAACGGCCCGACCTTATCCCAATTGGCCACGATCAAGCCGGCCGCGGCGGCAATGGCCACGGCGATGAGGCCCACCGGAGTGGCGGCAAACGCCACGCCCAGGACGCGGGTGGCCACCGTGGCCGCGAACACCGCAATGCGCAGCGCGGTGAAGGCGCCGGCCGCCATGGCGATGCCTTTGACCAACTGCGGGTTATCCTGAATCAAATCCGCAATCCCGGAAATCATCGGGCGCAGGCCTTCGACCACCGCATTGATTCCCGGCAACAGGGCACTGCCGACGGACCGCGCCACACTGGCCACCGCGTTGCGCAACAGCTGCAGGTTGTTGGCGGTGGTCGCCGCGCGCGAGGCGTACTCGTTCTCCATCGAGCCGGCTTATTTCTGCGCATCGGCGACTTTTTGCAGGTTGCCTTTGAGCAGGTCCAAGTTGGTCAACAGCGGGGCAATCGCGGTGATCGACTCGGTGCCGAACAGCTCCGAGAGCAATCCCGCCTGCTTGTCCTTGTCGACACGCTTGATGCGGTCGAGGATTCCGAGCACCGCCCCTTGCGCGTCGGCCTGCATGGCCTTGGCCACCTCCTTGGAATCCAGGCGCAAGGATTTGAAGGCTTGCGCCTGGCCTTTGGTGGCCGACGCCCCCTTGGTCATGGCTAGCATGAAATTCTTGATACCGGTGGCCGCCACGTCCTGCTCAACGCCGACGCCCGCCATGGTCGCGCCAAGGGCCGCGATCTGCCCCGAGGCCAGGCCGGCAATCTCGCCCAGCGGACCGATGCGAGTGACGATGTCGGAAATTTGCTTGGTGTTGGCCGGGCCGGTATTGCCCAGGTAGTTGATTTTATCGGCCAGGGTCTCCACGTCGCCCTGGGTCAATTTGAACGAGGTGCGCCACTTGGCCATCATGTCGCCCGACTCATCGGCGGTCTGGTCGAAGGCAATGCCCATTTTGACCGCCGCCTCGGCGAAGCCCAACAGCTCTTCACGGGCAATGCCCGACTGGCCACCGGCCGCGACAATCTTGGCAATGTCATTGGCGGCCATGGGCAGGCGTTCGGACAATTTGCCAATGTCGTCGCCCATCTGCTTGAACTGCACCGGGGTGTCGAAGTTAACCACCTTCTTCACGTCCGCCATGGCCGTCTCGAACTGAATCGCCGCCGCCGCGCCGGCAATGAACGGGGCGGCCAACGCTCCACCGGTCACGACATCGCTAAAACCAATCTTGCCCAGCCCCGTACTCTCCAGCCCCTTGCGAAAGCCAGCGACGTTTTTGCGGATACCGGCCAAGGTCGGCGACAGCTTATCGACACCGGTGATCAGCGCCTTAAGTTGAAACTTATCGGCCATAGCTACCCCTGCGGAACTTGATTAATGCGCTGGGCGTTTACCAGCGATTCGGCGAACGTATCCAGCGGCAGCGCCATCATCTGCTCGGGCCCGACTTTCCAGAAAAAAGCCAGGTCATAAGCCACGGCAATCAGGCCGTCGACGTCTTCGATGCCGCAGTCATGAAAAAACCCGTCACGGCCCAGCCCAGGTTGTTCAAGTCATAGAGGTCCAGCTGGTTCACCGACGGCGACGGAATCCCGGCACAGACGGCGATGTACTTGGCCGCCACCTCCATGTCGAGGGTGACTTCCTCGTTTTTGTCGATTTTGTACGGCAGCGCCTTGATCGCCCGGACCTCGGCCACGGTCGGCCGGCGCAGGGTGACTTCCAGCACTTCCAGGTCATGCGCCTGAATCGGCGCGGCCAGTATGTAGGGCTTCACGTCACTCATTGGAAACCTCCTTTGTTGCCGTCCCATTGAATGTCGATGGTGCCGTCATCGCCCTTAGCAGTCGGCTCGTCGACCACGTAGGCGCCCGACAACACGTAGACACGGCCGTTCTTGAACTCGACGGTGATCGTCGCATCGGTGTCGGCCATGATTTCCTTGATCGGTAGGTCCGGCGCATCGACGATGGTGGCCTTCACAAACGGCACCAGGTCTTCTTCCTTGAAAAAGCCCGGCGCAATCGACTCGCGCTTTTTGTCACCCAGCAGCACTTCTACGCCGCCGGTGACGGTGAACTGAACGCCGTTTGCCTTGATGTAAACGGTGCCCGCAACTTTCTGGCCCATGGCCGCTCTCCTACAAAAAAGCCCGCACGCGGCGGGCTATAAAGGTTGGTTGGATCAGACCGCGTACTGCAGGCGGAACTGGTACTGCAGCGCGAAAATCCGCAGCTGATTGACCAGGTCAGGCGGGTACAGAACGTTCAGCCGGTTCGGGTTGGTGGCTGAGCGCTCGACGATCAGGTTGGCCGCGAAGGCCTCGGCGTTTTCCACGATGCCCAGCTGCTCCAGGGCGTAGTAGCCGGCGATCATTTCCGCGCGGATCACGTTCGGCGTGACGATGGCCTGGCCGGCGCCGAAGCGCGTGCCGTCGTTGGCCAGCTTGTGCCGGGCGTATTTGCTGGTCACCCGCGACTTCAGGTAGCCAATCACATACGCCGACTGGTGCAGCGTCTCGCTGTCCAGGTAGGAATCATCGGCCTGGCCGAAGGCGTTGAACTGGTAGCTGGTGATCGCCCGCTCGATGCGCTGCGCACCGCCGCCGAAGTAGGCCGTGGCAATACCGCGGTTCAGCAACGACTGGCGCTCGGTCAAGGTGAAACGCGCACCGGCCGCGGCCGGGGTGATGCCCGCCAGCTCGCCGGTTTGCGTCGGCCGCGCCGGGTCGGCAGAAATGAACACCGCGGTGCGCGCCGCATAGGCCGCCGCCACGTTCCACACCGGATCGGGACAGCCCGCTTCAAAGCCGTGAATCGTCGCGTGCTGATCGTTGCGCGTCGCGCTCAGGGCGACCAATTCGCCGAGGGTGCCGCGCTGGGCGGTGTAGACATGCCCATAAAGCTGCTTGGCCCAGCTCCAGCGCCCGCTGGAATCGTCCATGAAGGCTTTCCAGGCATCCAACGAGGTGGCATCGGCCCACGGCGCACAGATGAATTCGAACGGCTCGTCGCCCAAACTGGCCAAGGCCACTGCGATGTCCGGGGTGCCCACACCACCGGTCATCGGTGCCAGCACCGCGGTCAGGCCGGCCGGCATGGCTTCACCGTTGGTACGGCCCAGGCGATTGAGCTGCAGCGCCAGGTCGTTACCGCTCAGACCCGACCATTTGCAGGTCAGCGTCACCACGCCGACGGCCGCCACCGCGGTCACCGCCAGCCCGGCGGCATTCACCGCCGCCGCCAACGCCGCTGCCGCGGCCGTCGGGGTGGCGCCCTTGGCCACGGTCGCGCGCACCCGGCGGCCACCGATGTACAGGTTCAGCTCGCCAGCGGCGGTGGCCGTGCCGGTGATGGTCACGCTGCCGGCCGCCTTGGTACCGGTGGCTTTGATCGGTAGGCACCAGACCTCGCCCGCTGGATCGTTGCGGCGCCAAGTTTCGTACATCTGCGCGAGCATCGAGCCATTGCCGCCGATGCTCTTGGCCAGCCCCAGGTTCGACACCAGCGTCAGCTGGCCAATTTCCGTGGCGGTGGCGTCATCATTGACCTGCGCCACGATCAACCGCGGCATGCTGGAGCCGCCGCTGTTGGCCTGAGAATTGTCGACCTCGGCGTAAAACAGCGGCACGCGCAGGTCGCTGGGGATGGTGTTAAAGCTGATGGTCATTCTTCAGCGCTCCCTGGGGTGGCCGTAGCCGGGTTTTCGGGGTGGCCTTGGCCTTTTTCGGCGCGTCGAGGGTGACGTCATTGTCCTGCAGGCGGCGCAACCAATAGGCGTCGCGCGGGACGTCACGCCCCTCCGCGGGCAAATCGCCGCCGGCTTCAGGGTCGGGCACCACCCGGCCCTCGGCCGGGTACACAGTCATGCGGCTCATGGTGAGTCCTCAGTGGGTTGCTGGAGTGCAACGGAGAAAGTCGCCTCGACCCGGCCGTCAGGGCCGGGGCGTGACAGGTTGGGGTCAGACGGCTCGATCAGATCCAAGTTGAAATCAAGGCCCGCCAGCGGCGGCAGGCCGTCCAGTTCGCGCTCCTGCCAGGTTTCCGGCGGGTCCGCCTTTTTGTTGCGACCCAGTTGAAACTCGGTGAAGAATCGGAAGCGATACACCACCCGCGAACGATCGATCAGCAGCAAGGCACTGCCGCCGTACTGCAGTGGCTCGCTTTGTTCATCCGGCACAAAACCGACCAGGGCGCGCCACAGTTCGGCGCGCAGGTCGTGCAAGCGGTCGGCCGCGTCCTGGCCGCGTTCGTCCTTGTTGGCCAGCACCACACACACGTCAAACTCGTCGGTGATGTCTTGGGCAATGACGTTACCTTGGCTCTCGCCGGCATCGTCTCCGACGACGATCACGTACGCGGCCGGCAGTGCCATGGCCGCGCTCTTTTCGGCCGGGTCCCAATCCAGCCCGCCGGCCACACGCCCAACAAATGCTGGGCAATAGCTGCGCAACTGTCGAATGACAGGGGTTATTTTCATTAGTTGAATTCCACGCTGGACAAGCCCCACACGGGGCTTAGATGGCTAAAGCAAACTGGCCGCGAAGGCTTGCGACAAAATGGCCTGCACTTCCGGCTTGCTGTCCTGCAGGGCGTCGGTCATGTAGTTATCGCGTGGCGCGATTCGCCACCCGCCGGCTTGGCGCGCGGCGATCAGGTCCGCCCGAGCGCCCCGGGCGCGGCGGCCGCGACCGGGGCCGAACCCTCTAATCCGACTGCCTTGACGCACCCCGTAATGCAGGTACGCCGGATAGAAGGCGGTCATGGCGGCTGTTTTGCTCGGGGCAATCTTGACCAGAAACCCCGAGCGCGACACCTTGGCCTTGATCGACTCCAGGGTCGCCCCGGTGCGGTTGACCGGGTAACCGTCCTGTCCCTTGCCCAGCGCCAGGTTCATTTGCGCGCGCTGCGTGACCAGGCGCCCGGCCTTGCGCATGCCGGCGCGAATCTTGCGCTTGTCGAAGGCGTCCCGCGTGAAGCTGTCGAAGCCTTCGACGTGCAGATAAGCGTCAACCGACGCCGAGTTAGCCATAACCGGAACCCTCGCTGTCGCTGTCCAACTGCTCCACGTCGACCACGGTGTACACCCGGCCGCCGTTCAGATCCGTGGGCCGCCGCACCCGGAACAGCCGGCCGTCGGCACACAGAATCTCGTGCCGCGAATCCAACCCCTTGACCCGTCGAAAAATGATGCGGTGCGTCAGGTCATCCCCGGTTTGCTTGGCGCCGGTGTACACCGCCGTGCCCAAAGGCATCAGCTTGGCCCAGCGCTTGGCAACGGTGATGTAGCCCGATTCAATCCCCGCGTCAGCGCTGGGGGTGTCGTTGCGAATGCGCACCGTGATGCGCGTGTCCAGTTCGCCCGCGCCTGGCTCTTTCATAGCGTGATCCACCGATAAGGATTAATCAGTGCGTCGAAGGCCAACGGCAGATCCTTGGCGCCCGAACTGGTGGCCTCGGCGACGGCTTCACGGTGTTTAAACCAGTGCGCCACCAGCAGCAGCATGGCCACCCGCACGTCATCCGTTACGGGTAACGCATTCTCCGGCGCGCCTGCCGGCAACAAGGGGCGCAAAAAGTCTTCGTCGTTTAGCTGGTCTTCCGTGGCGCCTTCTGGTGCCACCTCAAACAGCTTGCGACCACTGCGACTCTCCACCAGGCGCCACGCGGCACGACCGTAGACCTTAAGCAGGCTGTCTTCGTCGGTTTCATCCAGCTCAAGGCGGCAATGCTCTTTCATTTGCGACAGTGTGAGCATCAGCGTACAGGACCGCTTGCGCGGCCCTGCTCCGTGTTAGGCGGCTGCCTTACCTACCAGCGCCTTAATGGCCGCCGTGTCCTGCAAGACGATGCCGAAGCGCAGGAAGGCCAGGAAGCCCACTTGGCCATACTCGGCGTAACGCTCAACCAGACGCTTCAGGGTCAGGCTGCGCACGGCGCGCAAGATCAGTTCGTTGAAGTCGCCGGCATACATGAATTTCTTGCCGGCCGCGATATCTGCAATCGCCTGATCAATGACGTACTGCTGTTTCAGGATGGTGGCCGGGCGGTCGCTGTCGATGCCGGGCAGCCACAGCGGACGGTTATTGCCGTCGACCATTTCTTCCAGGGCTTGCGACGTCTTGTCGTTGAACGCCAGGCGGAATTTCGGCGCCGCACGATACGCCGGATCAACCGAGTGGATCAGGCTGTTGACTTCCTGCCAGGTGAACTTGGTGGCGTTGACCGTCATTGCGCCTTGCGCTACCGAGGCTTCCAGGCCTTTTGGCTGGGCCGGTGCATCAACTGTTTCAGCCGCACCGGTGCCCTGGACGATCAGGCGGTTACGGGTACGCCCGCAACGCTTGCTGATGCGGCCGGACAGAAAGGCTTCCATGTCGATACCCGAATCCTGCAACAGCTGCTCAGAGACACGAATGATCTTCGAACTGATGGTGTAGGAACCCAGGGTGCCCATACCAAACTCGACGTCTTTGTCGGTGGCCGCCTTGTTCTCGCCAATCAACTCGCCCTCTTCTTCACCGCCATTGCTGACGGCCCAGGCAATCGGCGCACCGTTATCGGTGTTGAGCAACTGGCAAACGGCCGCAATGCCACCGTAGGTGTTCAGCGACTCAATCACCCGCGCTTGCAGGGTGGTCGGCACGGTGAAGCCGCCGGCCTCGTTGGGGTTGGTGCCCTGGGCGCGCATGGCGAACACCGCCGAACGCTGTTCAGGGGTCAGGCCTTCGGTGCCGCGACGCAGGAAAGCGTCAAAGGCCGAACGCTGTTCAGCCTCCGCGCCAGTCAGGTCGCCCAACGGGGTTTGCGGGTTGTCGCGTGCCCGGGTTTCGATAAAGGCTTGATCGTTGTCGCGCAGTTCTTCTTCGCGCTCGATCTTGCCTTTGAGGTCGGCCAGCTCGGCGCGCATGGTTTCCCACTTGCTACGCGTCTCGCCGGTCCAGGCGTCATCTTTGGTGCTTTCGTGCAGGCTGCGCATTTCGGCCGACTTGGTGGCGTACAGCGCTTTCAGTTCTTTCAGAGTCATACAGGTTCCCCAGGGGTTAAAGGTCTTGCAGGGTCAGCAGGCGCTCACGGGCGGCGCGGTCGAATTCGCCGCGGGCTTCAAGGCCTTCGTTTTGTGCCTGCTTCCAGGCGTCGTGCGAGCGCTGTGCAGCGCTTGAATCGGGATAGGCCGGAAAGGACACCGGCCCGACGTCGCGCAGCTCGGCAACCTTGTAGATGGTGCGAATAACCACGCCGTCTTCTTCGTGCCAGGTGTCGCCACCTGGGGCGACCCGCATGGCAAAACTGCTGCCGGACATGTCACCGCGCGCAATCGGCGCGACGACCAGATCACGGATGGTCAGGGTGTCCGGCGTGTCGATTTCGTAAGCCAGCCCGCGCTCGTCGACGGTCAAACGCAACGTGCCGCTGGTGGTGCGGCCCAACAGATAGTTGGGGTCGTGGTTGAACAGCCCGCGCGTGTCCTGGGCCAGCACGTCGTCGAACGCGCCCGGGGCGATCAGCTCGACAAAGAACCCGCCCAGCAGGTCGCTGCGCGTGTTGAACACAGCGGCATAGCCGACGATCTTCGGTGCGCCGGCCTGGCCATCGGGAAGCTGGACAGCGCGAAGCTCGCATTGCTGCGCCGGCAGCATGCGTTTTTCAATTTCACTCATGGGGTTATTCCTGTTCCGTGACGGGTAACGGCAAGCCGTCTGCCCCCAAAAGCCGGGCATTGACGTTGATCAGCATGGAATCCAGGCCGGTGATCGGGTTCATGTCTTCAAACACCCGCACTTCGTTGCGCGTCATCCAACCATCCAGAATCGCGCGGCTGTAGAACTCGGCGCGCTCGGTCGGTGTGCCGCGCAACAGGCCGGCCAAGTTGAACTTGACGTAGTAGCCCGCCAGGCGCTCGGCGCGGGTGAAGACCTTGCGGTTAATCTCCTGCTCCCAGTTCACGATCCACGGCATGATTGAGTGCCGCACGAACTGGATAGCCTGCTCGCTGATGTTGGAAAAGGTGGCCTTTTCCAGGTCGTTGATCATGTGTGCCGGCACGTTGAACATGCCGGCGATTTCGCTTCGGGTCAGCTTGCGCGTCTCCAGAAACTGGGCGTCTTCCGGGGCGATGGTCAGCGCCTTGTAATCCAGATCCGCCGGCAGCAGCAGGGTTTTGTTTTCCGACTGGCGCAGCTTGTTGACAGCTCCCACCCAAGCCTTTTTCAGGCGCTCCCAGCCGTCCGCCTTGACGTCGCCTTTCAGCGTGACGATGCCCGTAGGCCGCCCGCCGCCCTCGAAAAACTCTTTGCCGTAACGCACGGCCGCCAGGCCCAGGCCGATGGTTTCGGCGTTCTGTCGAATCGGGCTGATGCCCAGCTTTCCGTTCGACCCAATCGCCCGGACATGCACCATGTCTTCAGGCGCCACCGCCAGCGGCTTGTCGTCATCATCGCGGGTGCCGTAGATCCAGCGCCCGCCGTTGCGCAGCAGTTCCGTGTGTTGCGGCTGACACAGCTCAAGGCCTTGCAGCTCACCCCGGCGACCGCGCACCAGACGGCTGTAGCCGTTGCCCCATCCTAGCGTGTGCGCCTGCTTGGTTTCCCGCCACTTGTATGACGTTTGCCACAGGTTCGGCTCATCGTGCAGCAGGTAGTGCGCCGGGTGATCGGTACCGGGAACAATCCGGCCGTCGATCTTGCGCAGCACGTTGATCGGCAACTGGGCCAGGGTGCTGGACAGCACATAGATACAGGCGTACACCGCCGTCAGCTTTTGCGCCGTCTCGGGGCTGACGTGTATGCCATTGCCCGCGCTCAGCAACTCGCCCAGCTCCTGACTGCTCAGCGACACCGCCGGGTTTTCCATGCTTCGCCGTTCGTGACGGCCGGAAAAGATCACGGCCGCCCCCATAGCCAGGCGCCGGCCATCAGCAACAGACCGCCGGCCATCAGTGCAACCCCGGGGCCGAACTGGACATAAAGCCCAGCCACCAACAGGCAATAGCCTGCCGCCCCGAGCAAATCGGGAAGGTATTTTTTCATAGGGTTACATCGCCAGAATGTCGTCGTCGGTAAGGGTGTCGAGTAGGCTGCCCTCGACCTGATCGGCCAGCATTGCGCGGCTCATGGCCATCAGCACGGCGACCATGCCGTCGATCTTGCGCAGGTTGCCTTTGCCTTCGTCTTCTTTCATCGGGGTCAGACAGCCCCGGTATTCCTTGGCCGTCACGTTACCCGCCATCCACGACAGCACGCCGTTTTCCGGGTGGTTGAAGCGCCGCGACACCAGGGCCGCTTCCACTTCCCGCATCGGCATGTTCATGGTTTGAATGCCACCGCCCACCTCGACCACCTCCGCGCCATCCGCTTGCAGTTGGTGCGCCAGTTGCGTGGCACGCCATTTGTCGTAGGCGATTTCCTGAATGTCGAACATTTCTGCCAAGTCTTTGATGTCATCGCGCACGACGTCAAAGTCAGTCTCTTCGCCGTCAGTGGTCAGCAGCTCGCCCGTGTTCACCCACGTCTCATAGGCTTCCTTAAACGTCACCGCGCGCTCTATCGCGCCTTCCGGCAGGTAGGACCGACAGAACACCGTCCACACGTCGCGGCCGCGTTCGTCCTTATCCTTGAACACCAGGGCCACGGCGGTAATGTCCGACTTGCTGGCCAGGTCGACACCGACCCAGCATTTGCGCCCGCGGAATTGCTCCAGGGTTAAGTTCGGATTGCCACAAGCGGCCCAGTCCGACATGTTCAGCCAGGCCGAACGCGCGCTCACCCACACATTCAAATGCTTCGTTTTGAATTTGTTGAGCTGTGACGGGTAACGCTTGGCGTTGGCCTGCATGCGCAACAGGTATTCATCACCGACCGACACCCCAAAATTCGGGTTTGCCTTGCGCAACACCTTGGGGTCTTGCCAGTCGTCGCCATCGTCGATGGTGTAGATGATGCCGAACAGCTCTTCGTTCTCGATGCCACCTTCGCCCAGGGCGTGCAGCAGCATGTCTTTGACCTGGCCGCGTTGCACGTAGCAAGGCCCGGCCAGGTTATAGCCGGCCGTGGTGATCACAAACATCAGCGGATGTTCGCGGGCACCCATGCCGGTGATCATGGTGTCATACAGTGCCGACGAAGCATGTTCGTGGTACTCGTCGACAATCGCGCAGGAAGGCGAACTACCGTCGCCCGGGTCGCCGATCAGCGGCTCGAAGCGGCTGCCGTCCTCGGGCAGCGACAGGTTCATCACCATCAGTTCGGCGCCGCAATCCTCGATCAGCTCCGGCGTGTTCTTGAGCATCAGCCGCGCCGGCCGGAACACCTCCATGGCCTGATCTTCGGTCGTCGCCCCGCAATACACCTCCGCGCCAAACTCGCCGTCCATGGTGAACATGAACAGGCCCAGGCCGGCGGCGATCACGCTTTTGCCGTTCTTCCGGGGGATCTCGCAATAGACCTCACGAAAGCGCCGCAGCCCGCTGCGCTTCGACCGCCAGCCGAAAATGCAGCAGAAAATAAACTTCTGCCACGGCTCCAGGGTGATCAGCAGACGCTTGCCGGCCCACTTGCCTTTGGTGTGCGGCAGCAACTGGATGAACTCGCACACCCGCTCCGCTTCGGCTTTGTCGAACTTCCAGGCGTAACCCTTTTTCTTGGCCTTCTCCAAGTCGCCCAGGTGCCGCCGGCACGCCGCGCGCACCCACTTGCACGCCTCGATTTTGCCCGCCACCACGTCGCGGGCGTACTTGTTCGCCGCGTTGACGTTGGGTGAACTGGCCATAGAGGGTGGTTATCCGGCTTTGCCTCCCCGCAGAGCGGTAAAGGGGTTGTTGGGTTTCTCTTTGCCGCCCGGCTTCAGGCGCGCCCGCGCCGCCGGGTCCAGCCCGAGCGCGCTGCCGAAGGTCGCCATCTGGCGCATGGTTTCGTTCGCCACGGTGCAGGCCGGGTTTTTGATTTCCTGCTTGGCACCCATGACGATGATTCCGTTTTTCGTAATGTCGGCTTGAGCTTCGCGCCAACGCTGGTAGGCCATGCAAAACGCTTCAAGGTTGTGCAGGTCGGTGGCCGTCAGGATCTTGGCCTCGATCAACCAGGGCGCGACTTGCTGCCAGGCCTCGACGGCAATTGTGCCGAACCATTCCGGCGGGTCCGGCACCACGACCAGGGCGTCGGGCGAAGGCTCTTTGGTGTTGAGCTTTCGCTTGCCGGCGTTGCCTTGAATCACCTTCAAGGCCGTGGGTTTAGGGGGGCGGCCGCGTGCCATAGGTCAAAACCCTCTCCAAATTTCCAAAAGTACGAATTTTTTAATTTCGCGGTCGCGCGTTAAAGGCTGGGCGAGCGGTGGAGAAGGCGAAAACCTCCAGAGATTTACCCCGCCCCCTCCCGCGCTGCTTTTTGGTGCATTTTTCGCTACCTGATCGGCACACGTTCGCCGAAGTCGCGCAGCCTGGCTTCGGCCGCCTCCCTTTGCGTTTTGGCCTTGTGACAGTCGACGTTTAGGGCCTGCAAATTGCAAAAATCGTCAGTCCCACCCAAGGATTTGGGTATTACGTGGTCGACTTCTGATGCAGGAAGGCGCCGACCGTTGCAGTCACCGCACTGGCACAAGTAACGATCCCGCTTGAGTACCGCCGCGCGCTTCTTGCGCCATGCCCAGTCATAGCCGCGCTGTTCGGCGGTGCCGCGATCCGGCTTCACCCAGCCACTGGCCAGGTGAATATGCTTGTCGCAATAGCCGCTACTGTCCTGGGTCTTGGCCGGACACATCGGCGAGCGGCACGGGCGTTTGGCCTTTGGCGGCATTGGTTGCAGCTCCTTGCTTCTGGATGCAGTCGAGCACCTGAGTGGCGCAACGGACTAGGGCGTCCTCGCTTTCGTCCAGGGCGCGCGTCCAGTCCTCATTGATCACCAGCGGCGGCCGACCCGGTAGCGGGCACGGCACCAGGCCGCACGACAACGGCGCCTGCTCGATAGGCAACGGGGTCGGTGGTGTCGGGTCTGGCGTAGCGCATCCCGAGAGCACCAGGGATAAGGTCAGCCAAATAAGCGTTGGTCTTTTCATCGGTGCGTTTCAGCTCGGCCAGGCTTCGATTGAGCTGGGCGGCCTGGCCGTCCAACGTGGAATAGATAGAGCGGGTTCGTGTGTCGATCAGACCCAACACGACGCGCAAAGCCTGCTGATCCAGCACGGCTTTCTTTAACGTCGCGTTGTTGGCCTCTGATACTTCCACTGACTTGCGCAGGGTCGCGTTCTGTTCCATGGCCAACTTCGTGACCTGAGCCGAATGATCGGCAACCCACAAGGCGGAAACGACGACAATGCCGGCACCTAAGCCAGCAGTCAGGACGCCAATATTCATAACCCTACCTCGCATAACGTCCGCTCAATGGCGCGACGGTGGACGATGCCGGCGCAGTTGCTGGCCTTGAGCCGGCAGTCTTTGCCAGCGACGTACACCCAGCGGTCTATCTGCGCGCAGGCCTCGGCAGCCCGACCAGCATTAGCCAGGCGGGCCGCCGTGGAATTGCAGAAGGCCGAGCCGCCGACGTTGTAGGCCATCAGCCCGAAGGCCGCGCGCCGCGTTTCCGGCATGGGGTAACTGACACAACGATCAACAGCAGCCAGGCCGATATTGATAGCGGCGGCATTGCGCCGCTTGCAGCCCTCGACCGTCTCCACATCACCCCGCTTAACGCCATAGGTGACACCGCCGCAGATGGTCCAAACACCGCCAATGTCCTGATAGGCCGTCAGCGGGTTGGCCTCAAGGATCGGCACGCTTTCTTGCATGATGCCGAAGGCCGTAGCCCCCGCGACCACGGCGGCGAGCATCGCCCGAGGCAGGGTTACTTTCGCCATTTTTGCCACCACGACGCGACCAGGGATCGCCACCCTGGAAAAATCAGTGTGCCGATGGCCAGCAGCAGATAGATCACCGTCAATACGCTGATCCACGTTTCAATCGGGATTTCCAGAATCTGAGCCCCGACGTATGCCGCCGGAGGGGTCGCCTTAGCGAAAACGGCGGACGGATCGGGGGATTCGTTCACTTTCCTTTTCCCATAAAAAAACCCCCGACCTGTGAGGGCCGGGGGTCAAAGAATGACTATGCAGTGGCACCGTGGCCGCAACATCACCACGATGGAGCAAACGATAGGGATAACCGCCATGCTTGTCAACACGAAAAGTTGATAAGCGCACGAATCGTGTAAAACCCGCGCACTGATCAACCCGCTTTAGCGTTACCCGTCACAGCTCGACAGTGGGGATTAACAACTTCCAGGCGGTGGGAGTGTGCAAGCAAGCCAACTCCCCTTTAAACGCACCACCACAGCCCGCCGGCAGGGTCTTGCCGCATTGCTTGCACGGGTAGCGCTGGGCGTCGGCAATCTGCCCTTCCAGCCGGGCGGCGTCCTCACGGATTAGCGTGCAAATGTACTCTTCGACGTCGTAAGGCTTTCCGGTACCCGAGCGCACCGCCATGGAATTAGCCAACACGTCGCCCAGGGCCGGCTTCAGCTTGAACGATACTTCCTTGACCCCCTCGGCCTTGAGGATGGCTCGGCGCTTCTGCTGTCGCTTGGTGGCAGGCTTCACACTCTCAGCGTTACGCGTAACGCGAGGCGGGGCCGGCGGCGCTTTAACTGGGCGGACCCTCCCGCTCGGCGCGCTACTGATATTGATCCCTTCGGACATGCTCAATACTCCTGCGCTTCGGCAAGGCGCTGTCGGCGCTTTTCGTCCCACTCTTCAAGGTCCAGGTCTTCTAGTTCGCGCTCCCAGGCTTCGCAGGCATCACAAAACCACCCGCTCACACGCTTCACCAGCCCCGCTTCATCGTCACCGCAACCCGTGCAGCGACCGCTATCGAACGCGCTCATTCATCACCCCTCGGGAACAGGTTCAGCCCTTCGGCGGCGTTCGCCTGATACAGCACTGCATGCCGCGCATCACGCGCCTGCCAGTTGGCCACCGCTCCCGCCAGGGCCAGATGATAGTCGCCGCGCTCATACAACACCGCCTCATGGGTCGGCCCCTGGCTGCCGCATTCATGACAGAACACATAGGCATCGACCAGCGCGCCGTCGTCGCCGTAGTCGTCTACTTCAGCGGTGGCTGCGTAGGGGTGCTCTGTGTCAATAACGACAGGCATAGGCGGGCCACCACAGAACGGGCAAGCACTCAGCACAACCGGCAAATTGATTGTTTCTACGCTCATGCTTGAACCCTCCCGGTGATGCGCTCCCACCACGTCAGGCGACGGCCCGCGCAAATTGTCGACTTGCGCAACACCATCAGCAAATGACGCAACTGGGTGTATTGAGCCGGGCGCATTGGGCTGGCCTCGATCCATTCGCGAACCTCCGGCCGATTGATTTCCGTATCCAGAATGCGGGCCACTTCAACAAAGTGTTCTGCCGGGAAATGGGCGTAGAACTTGTCGTCCCACAGTTCAAGGGTCATGGTCGTTTCAGGGCGTTTCATAGAATTAACTTCCTCCTTTGGAATGAATGTTTAAGCGGCGCTGCAAGCCTTACCGTTCAAGGCGTCCAGACCTTCCGGCGGTTCGACCTGTCTCGCTTCTGTCTCGGCGTGAAGGCCGGTCAATTGGGCGAAACCTCGGGCACACAGCCAGGCGTGCCAGCACTCCAGAGCGGCGCGTTTTTGCTTCTTCAAGGTGGTGTGAATGTAGGTCGCACTGATGCCCGGCAGCTGGTGGTTCAACAGGAACTCACCGACTTGATGTTCAACGCCCAGGTCAGCCCAGCAGGTGCGCGCGACCTTTCGCAGGTCGTGACTGGTCCACTCGCCGGCCCCCAACGGCTTGAACAAATCGTCGGCTTGCTTGGCGGTAACGGGCTGGCCATTGCGTGCTGGGAACAAGTACGCCCCGACATAATTAGCGGCTTTTTGCTGGTCACGATAAGCACGCAGAAAGGCGCAAATCTGATCGGTTAACGGGACGATCAATTCTTTGCGGGTCTTGGCATCGGTGGCCGGAATGAACCACTCCCCCTCTTCAAGGTTGAGGTTTTTCCACCTGGTCAAACGGGTTTCACCGATGCGCGTACCGTGGGCCAACATCATCACCGCCAGGGCCACGGACGTCGGATATTCGGTTTGGCGCTCGATCAGATCGGCCAGCACCCCGCGCAGTTGATCCGGGCGAATCGCCCCGGGCTTGGCTTCGATACTGGCGGCAATGAAGTCGGGAAAGGTGAAGCCGGCCAGCGGGTTGACGCTGATCAATTTCAGCTTGGCGGCCTGTTTGAAGGCCCCCATCAGCACCCCGAACACCTGACGCACGTAGGCCAGCGAATAACGCTCTTGCAGTGGCCAGATCAACTTTTCATCTAGGCGCGCTTGATTCATGTCGGCCAGCAGCTCGCCCGCCAAGTGCGGCCGTAGGTGGCATTTGATCACCGAACGAATGGCATCTTTACGTTTGGTTGATTTGTTGCGGTCGCGCTTGTTGCGGTCCAGGTACCAGGCCAGCAGCTCGCCCACGGTCTGCCAGCCATCCACCGCCACGGATTCGGACGGATCAATGGCCAGCTTCTGCAGGATCTTCGGCAGCGCCTCCATGAAGTCAGCGGCGCCCAGGGCTGGCCAGTTGGCGATTTTGCTGTAGGGATTGGCCTTGCCTTTGTGGTAGGTGACGACGTACCAACTGCCCGACGCACGGGACGCGTGATAACGGAAGACGACCGGACGGCGCGAGTCGCGCAGTTGTTTGACGGATGGGTCAGCGGCATGGCGTTTGATGGCGGCGTCTGACAGCGCAACGCTGACAGTGCTGGTATCGGCTTGAGGCATTGGCCTGGCTCCTTGGGTAAGGCGACCAGGCCCGCGTGATTAGGTGGCCCGGTCGCGGATCAGGCGCAGGGCTCCCCTACCCATCCAGTTGACGGGCACACAGCGGGGAGTGACTGCGCGCGGATTCATTCGTTAATTCGTTATTTCGTCAATTCGTTATCGAACGGGGTGAATCTTGTTGCGCAGCTGATTGGCCAGGGCAACTATCTGGTAATGCTCGGCGGTCTTTTCCGCCGTTGGCCCTGGCATCGCCAGGTAGTCGGTCAACACCAGCACGAAAGCGCGCAGCTCTTTGGTGTGTTCGATCAACTCCAGGGCCGGTTTAAAATCGGCTTGCCCAGCGTACGGGCCAAAATAGGCCTCAACCTTGGCCATGGCTTCGGGGGTCATTGGTTTAACCTCAGTGTGGATTCAATGGACGCCCGCGCCGCCTTCAAGCGCCGTTCATAGGTGCGCAGGCTGATGCCCAGGGCGTGGGCTTTGTTGTATTGATCGGCGCCGCGTGGGTCGTAGTGCGCGATCCCGCGACGGGCCGCGACCTGCCACCAGGCGGCGTTGTATTCGAAGCGCAACACGTCCGCATTCAGCGAATCAGCGGCGAACAGCGACAACACCGCCGCTTCAATGGCGCACTCGATGCCGCCAGTTTGCGGACCGCTGCCACCACCGCCGCCGAAAAACAGCTCGCCCTTGTTGTCGATCAGCTTGGCCAGCATCGAGCGCCCGGCCGGCGCGGTTTGATCCGCGCACGTCCAGCGCGCCCAAAGATCAAGCGCGACGTCGAGGGTGTCGACCTTGCGGCGAGCCATTCCGGCAGCGCCTTACGCTTCGGCCAGCGCGTCAACCGCCGCCGCACACAGCGGGGCGATTTCGCGCAGGCGCGGCAACACCAGTTCAGACAGGGCGTCGAGCGGGGCCAGGACATGACGGAAGCTGTCGCCCTTGGCGGTGACGTTGAAGTCGCCCTGACGGTGAACGACCTGAGCAGACGGCGTGCCGTAGACGTGCCAGATCGCGCCGCCATGGGCGCGCACCACCTGCGCTTCTTCTTCGGTCAGGCAATGCACGATCACCAGGCCGCCGGCCGGGTTCTTCGTGCGCTTGTCCAGGGCGGTGTCCAGAGCGTCCCGCAGGATCATCGAGCGGCGCAACGGCCGATTGATCCCGGGGCTGGTGACGGCAAAGGCCGCCAGTGATTCTTTGCCCGACTCGACCAGGCGGTTAGCAATTGCGATACGCTCGGCATCAGAGCCGCCAGACAGTGCAATCAATAACAAGGTAGTCCCCTCGGCCTGCCGTCAGCGGCGGGCGCGTTCAATTTTGGTATT